AGATACTGCAACTGGTGTATTACTTGCACCACTTCTGCTACTAGCTAATACTGCTCTTGTTCCCAAACCACTAGACTCGTCCCAGTAATATATGGGTCCACCTCTAGGTGCTGCTATAACATCATCTCCAAAATTATCTATTGTCCATAATCTTAATTGATTATTTAAAGACAAAGCTGTTGAAGAACCCCATGTTCCTGCACCCCATGTATCTACACCCCAACCTGTTGATGATACAAAAACATCTAGCCCTACATTTATTTGATAAGTACCTACTGTAGAACTACCTCCATTACCACTATCACTACCATTTGCAGTTACTTCAGTTCCGCTTGTATCTTTAGCTACAAATGTAAATGTATTAGAAGTAGGTATAGAAACTATTTCATATTCTTGATTTAAAACTGTTGCTGTAATATTTCCACCTAAACTAGCAGCATCACTAAATGTAACAAAATCTCCTGCTACTGCACCATGAGAAGTATCTGTTGCCGTAATAGTTGAACTTCCATTAGTTGCTGCAAAAGTTACATCTCCTGCAGATGTTGTGCTTCTAATGGGAGTTATATCGTTATACACATCTCCTTCTAATGCATAAAGTTTTTTATGTGTACCTAATATTTTATATTGACTTTGCTCTATATTTTTATATACATGAATTTTTCTGCAAGTTCCTTGAAAAGTATTAGAAGAATATTTTTCCCAGCCACCTATTTTTTCTGGTCTACCTTTTCTAAATCTTATTTTATCGGCGTCAAACCAACCATTTTCATTAGAATAATTAGTTCCTTCTTTGTTTATTCCGGGTTTAAATTTAAACTTTGCAAACGGCATAGTTATACCTCATGCCATTCTTTGCCTTCAAACAATAAGGCTTCTGCTTCTCTTCTTCTAACTAAACCCTCTAATACTTGTCTTTCACCATCAACAGTTGCTTTATTCCAGCGTTTTATTTGTTCTGGTACACCCTCATAGTTTTTGTCATTTAAAACTTTAAGCAAGGTTGAGTTTTTTAAATTTGTAGGTCCAAGATTGAATGTCCATGTTACTAAGGCATCATATTGATTTTGTTCTAAT